GGGACTTTCCGAGGCCGTGAACATGGTCGGGTACAAATGCGGCTTTGGAGAGCACAAGTACAGATTCGACGGCTCCGGCGTCAAGACAGCAACGGAGATCGTTTCGGAAGATTCCGACATGTTCCGAAGTGTGCGCAAGCATGAGGCTGTTATTTCCTCGGCGATCACCGGGCTATACAAGGCCGTCGCGGATATGCGCGGACTTCCGACGGATTTCGCGGTAAAGATCGACTTTGACGATTCGATCATCGAGGACACCGCCGCAGAACAGGCGCGCGACCGTCAAGATGTGTTGGATGGCATTATGACGAAGGTGGAATACCGTATGAAGTATTACGGCGAGAACGAGGAAACGGCGTCGGCGAAGATCGCGCAGATCGGCGACGTTGACAGCATCTTCGCATGATCCCGACCGCGTTCACAAGCGAAATACCCGACTACCTTGTGGAGCTGTACGGCGAAGCGGAAACGGAAATCCTTTGCGATATGGCAGACAGAATTTCGCAAATGGATTTCTATCTTCCGGCTGTGCAATGGCAAGAGCAAATGCTCCAACAGATGGGGCTGTCGCATGACTACATTGTCGAAACCCTTTCACGGTTGACCGGCAAGACCCGCGAAGAACTGGAAAAGCTCATCACCGAGGCGGGCGCGGACGTGCTCAAAACAAACGCCTATCTTGCCGACCTCGGCTATAATTTGCAATCCGTCACCGCTTCGGAAGTGTGGAAAGAAAGGCTTGCCGCGGGGCTGTCCAAGACCGGGTGGCTGTTTGAGAACCTTACCAACACAACGGCAAGCGTCGGGGCCGCGCAGTTTCGGCGCGCGTGCGATATGGCATATATGCAGATCGAGACGGGGGCGTTTTCGCCGGATCAAGCGATTGCCAACGCGGTGCGCCGACTGGCGAAAGAGGGCATCCGAACTGTCGAATATCACGGAGAGACGGAAACGACACACACCGACAACGTGGACGTGGCTGTCCGGCGCGCGGTTGTGACAGGCGTCAATCAGACCACCGGCGAGCTGAACCTTGCCATAAACGAGGAATTGGGCCTTGATTTGGTCGAAGTGTCCGCGCATGAGGGCGCGCGCCCGGAGCATGCTGTGTGGCAAGGCGGTATTTATTCGCTGTCCGGCACGTCGAAGAAATACCCGGATTTCCGAAAAACAACCGGCTACGGCACCGGCGCGGGGCTGTGCGGGTGGAATTGCCGACACACCTTTGCGGCGTATGTGGACGGCTCGCCGAGAGTGTGGACGCGTGCAGAATTGCAAAAGCTCGATTCCCGCACCGTCGATTACAACGGCGAAACCTTGACATATTACGAAGCGACCCAAGAGCAACGCCGGATCGAGAGATCAATCCGACGTTGGAAACGTGAGGTCGAGGCTTGCAAGGCCGCTGACGTTCCGGCGGCACGCGCGCAGGAAAAGCTGTCCGCGTGGTACAAGAAACAGGCCGATTTCGTCGAACAAACAGGGTTCAAACGTCAATACGCGCGAACACGAATATAGCTTCCTTCAAAACGGGGTTTTTGCAGTCTTTTTCCCCGTGCTTCCTTCATACGGAGCCGCCTCGCGCGGCTCCTTCCCTTTGCACAATCCCCTCCGGGGTTTGGATATGCCGACGGGCGTAAAACGGTGCCGACGGGCTATAAACGGAATTTGCCGACGGGCGTAAAACGGAAAGGGTATTTTATGGCAGAAGAAAATCAGCAGCAGCAGACACAGCAGCAGACGCCACCCACCAACGCGGGCGAGCTTGCAAACTCCTTGCTTGACGCGCTCGAAGCGCGGAACCGCCGCACCGAGGGCGGGATCGTGCGATCCTACGCGCAGCAGTACGGAATGAGCGAGGACGAAATCAAGGAAATTCTGACGAACGCCAAAAACGAGCGCGCATCGAAGCCGACGCAAGCGCAGCAGCAGCAGATCGACGCGGCGCTCAAAAAGGCGAACGACCGGCTGATTTCTGCCGAGATCAAGACCGTCGGGGCAACGCTCGGACTGGTCGACGCCGATGTCGCGCTGTCGCTCGTCGATAAGACCAAAATCACGGTCAAGGACGACGGCACGGTCGAGGGCGTCAAAGAAGCCTTAGAAGCATTAAAGACTTCCAAGTCTTATCTATTCGCCGCACAAGAAAAGCCCAAGAAGACCGGGATGCGGCAAACGCAAGGCGACCCCAAAACGGGGAAATATGATAACGCAAACGCGGCCTTGCGTGCGGCCTTCGGAAAGGAATAAACATGGCAATTATCAACACCGCAGCAGCCGAAGCCCTTATCCGGGACGCGGTTGTCGAGGAAGTTTTTCAGAACCCCATCGAGGAATCCTACTTCATGCGCCTTGCGCGCCGTCTGCCGACTGCGGCCGCCGGTACGGAAACACTGAAAGTGGTTGATTCCCTCCCCATGACCTATTGGGTCAACGGCGAGACCGGGAAGAAGCAGACCACGGCCATGTCGTGGACGAAAGAAAAGATCAAATTCGAGGAGCTCGCGGCAATCGTCCCGATCCCGGAGAACGTCCTCGAAGACGCCGACGTCGATATCATCGGCGAAGTGATCCCGCGTCTGCGTGAGGCAATCGGCGCCAAGGTTGACGCCGTGACCTTCATGGGCAAGGATCGCCCCGATTCGTTCCCGCTCGGCATCGTGCAGATGGCACGACAGGCCGGAAACAACGTCGCGCCCGACGCCACGAACGGTATCACCTATGACAAGCTGCTCGCGGTCGGCGGCCTGTTCAACAAGGTCGAAGAATCCGGCGCCTACGTTTCCGACGTTGTGGCGTCGCTGTCCGCGCGTGCTGCGCTCCGCGGCATCAAGGATCAGCAGGGCATGCCGATCTTTAAGACCGACATGCAGGGCGCGACCCCTTACGCCCTTGACGGTGCTCCCGTTCACTTCCCGCGCAACGGCGGCTTCGATCCGTCTATCGCGCAGATGATCGCGGGCGACTTTAACCTCGCGGTTTATGCGATCCGCAAGGATGTGGATGTCCGTATTTTCACCGAGGGCGTTGTGCAGAATCCCGATGGCACCATCGCGTACAACCTCATGCAGAACGACATGATCGCGCTCCGCGTGACCTTCCGTTTCGGTTGGGCGGTTCCGAACGCTGCGTCCCCGGTCAACCCCGACCGCATTCTCGTTCCGTTCTCCTACATCGAACCGGCCTCCGCGCAGACGACTTACGCGGCGACCTTCACCGTGTACAACGCTGCGCACAACCTTGTGAACGGCGCTATCGTCACGGTTGACGGTGCACGTCTGAAGACCAACGCGTCCGGCGTGGCGGCGTTCAACCTCCCGAACGGCTCCTATAAGTACACCGCGAAGCTCGGCGGCGATAAGCTCGGCGAGGGCACGTTCACCGTCAACGGCGCGGCGGCGACGATCACCGTCGGCTCGGCGTCTTAACCTATGTGCGGCGCGGATTACGGATTTTACGCGGTTGTGTATGGCGGGCAGCTTGCGGAAGCGGAATATAACCGTTTCCGCGCCCGCGCGCGGTTGGAGATCGAAAACCTCACATTTGGTCGAGCGTACAGCGTGACCGACGAGGACACGATCACACGCGTAAAAATGGCAGAGTGCGCCGTCATCGACGAGCTGTCGCGGATGAAAAACGGCGTCTTAGCGTCCGCGTCGAATGACGGTTATTCCGAAACCTACGTCACAACCCGATCCGCGCGGCAACGCGTAAACGACGCCGCCGCGCGGTATCTTGCGCTGACTGGCCTTTTGTTCGCGGGTGGTGTTCAAAGGTGTTAGCTTGTAATAAAACCTTGACCCTCGTGCACCACATCAAAGAGCAGAACGGTGACAGGTACGAATGCGTATTGATCCCGAACTGCTCGTGGTTCTCCAAGTTGCGGTCAACGCTGACCGACCGAGGCGCCATGCTCCAACGCTACACGCAAGTGCGGTTTCCTGTTATGCCTATCGGGGCGCAGATCGTCAAAGGCGATTTTATCGTCAACGGCGTTGTGAGCGCCGTTTCCCGACCGTCTGACCTTGAGGGAATGGAATACTTCACCGTGATGGACGTTGCCGACAATACGCGCGGTGGCGGCGTCATGCTGCCACATTGGGCGGTGATCGGGCAATGAAACTGACGGTTAGACAGATCAAATGCGACCCCGACAAGGTTGCGGCAAGCCGTGACTTTGCGGGGGCGTCCCGTTATATGGCCGTGCGGTTCAAACACTATTGCGACCCATACGTGCCGTTTCGGACGGGACACCTAAAGAACACGGCGATCACCGGCAAGAACTACGTCAAATATTTGGGGCCGTATGCGCGGTTTCAATATGGCGGGATGGGGATGGTGGGCGTTGTGAGCGGGTCGCCTTGGGCGCGGCGCGGCGAACCGAAGCGCGTCACCGGTAAACGCTTGACGTATTCTGGCGGCGGGCAAAGGGGTTCGCAATGGGACAAGCGTATGATCGCACAGCGCGGCGACGATCTCCGCAAGGACGTTGCTAACTTCATGGGGGCAAAATGAAACTGATTGATTATATCCGGGAATTATTGCGGACGTGTCCGCTGTTGGTCGATGGACGAATTAACGTCGATTTCCTCGACGCGGAAAGCGGCTCCTATTCGGTTAACACGACACCGGCAAACCCCGTCGTCAAAAGGTTCGTAAACGGCTCGACCGTGCGCCAGTACGTTTTCACGTTCACAAGCGCGGAATTGTACGGCGAGGAGATACGCCAAAACCTCGACAATGCGGGGTTTTGGGAGGACTTCACCGAATGGATCGAGACGGTCGAATTGCCCCAAACGTTGGACGAGAACCAAGAGGCGCAGCAGATCGAAGTGCTGTCTTCGGGGTATGCGTATCTGACCGACGCGGACAGCGCAAGATACCAAATCGAGTGCAGGCTATTATACTTGCAGAAAGGAAGATAAAGAGATGAATGGTCTCGTATTGAGAGCAGATCAGGCGGCGTATATGAACACCGGCACCGGCACAACCGCCACGTATAGCCGGATCGGCGAGGGCTTCACCACCTTTGCCGAATCGAAAAACCCGAAAGAATATACCCGCCAGTATATTCACATGACCCAAGAGCAGACCGACGTCGTGGGTTATTCGCCCTCCATCGGCTATTCGTGCGACGTGTACGACAACGACCCGTGCTGCACGAAGATCGTCAACATCACCGACAAGGAACTGGTCGGCGAGGACGCGCAGATCGACGTCGTGATCGTTGACCTGTACAAGGAGGATAACGGCACCGCACCGGCGCGCAAGAGAACCTATTCGGTTGTGCCCGATTCCGTCGCGGACGGCACCGAGGCGCTTGTGTACACGGGCAACCTCCGCGCTGTGACGGCGTTTGTCGAGGGCACGTTCACGATTGCCACAAGCACTTTTGCGCCGAACCCGTAACGCATAGAGGAGGAGACCTATGTTTTACGAATTTAACGGCGCAAAATTCCCGCTCGACATGACCGACGTTGACACGGTGGAACGCTACGAGGACGCTCCGCAGAAATTGAGCGACGTATCGAAGCGAGCCCCGAAGGACGGGCGGAAATCGGAAATGTTGCGTTTTCTGCTGAACGCATACAACACATTTTTTGACGAGCTATTCGGAGCCGGTGCAAGCAAGGAGCTTTTCGGCGAATCGAAGTCCGTCGGGATGCGCGAAGATGCGTATACGACGATGCTTGATTTCATCGTGCAGCAGAACACGGCACGACAGGCGATACACTCCAAATACTCCCCGAACCGCGCACAGCGCCGGGCAAAGGGATGAACATGATAATAGACGCGCTCCCGTCGTCCGTTAGGGTGGCGGGGGTGCTTCATCCTGTCCGAACGGACTTCCGCATCTACATGATGCTTGAACAGCTTATCGCGGAGGAGGAGATCAGCAAAGAAGAACGCGTCCTCCATGCGTTGGAACTGGTCTATGAGGATTTAGACGCGATCGACGCGGAAGACTTTGAGGACGCTGTGGCAGCCATGCTGTGGTTCTACCGTTGCGGGAAGCCGGAGGACAAGCGTCTGACGAAGCGAGCCGAAGCGCGAAGGGAAAAGGGCATCGAGCCGGAGCGGGTCTACGACTTCGACCAAGACACCGAGTACATTTACGCGGCGTTTTTGGAGCAGTACGGCGTGGACTTGTGCGACGTGGATCTGCATTGGTGGAAATTTCACGCCATGCTGCACGCACTCCGGGAGGACTGCTTGTTCGTCAAGATCATGGGCTATCGCTCCGCGGATTTGAACAAGATCAAGGACAAGAAGGAAAAGAACCGTATCGCGCAACTGAAAGCACTTTACAAGCTGCGGAACGGCATGAGCGAAGAAGAAAAGGCGGCGGCGTTGTATGATCCCACCGGCACCGATTGAAAGAAAATGGTACTGCTGCCCGTTCTGCGGTTGACAAGACCGCCATGTGTCAGGGCGTCTTTACAAAGTGCCCGAAGTGCGGGCGCGAAATTGAAATCTTCATATCGGACGAGTAGCCTGACAGAGCCATTGAGCCGCTATTTCCGAGTTATTCAAAAATAACCGGGAAAGGAGCGGCTTATTTTTTATGCCAAACGATGGGTCTATTACCTTTGGCACCGAGGTCGATGAGAGCGGTCTCAAAAAAGCATTAGGCAACATTGGCAGTCTTGCGGGAAAGGGTCTCGCGGCTGTCGGAACGGCTACGACTGCGGCGTTGGCGGCGACAACGACCGGCCTCGTCACGCTCGGCAAACAGAGCATCGAGACGACGCAGCAGTTTGATTCGTCCATGTCGCAGATCGCGGCAACCCTCGGCCTCACGTCGGAGGAGATCGAGAACAACATCAACGGGGCCGGTGATACATTCGACGCCTTGCGCGCGAAAGCGTTGCAGATGGGCAGCGAGACGAATTTCACCGCGCAACAGGCCGCCGACGGTCTGAACATTCTCGCCATGAGCGGCTACGATGCGGAATCGTCCATCGCCATGATCGAGGACGTTCTGCACCTCGCCGCCGCCGGGTCTATGGACTTGGCCACCGCGTCCGGCTACGTGTCCGGCTCCATGAAGGGCTTCGCGGACAGCACGAAGGACGGCCTATTATGCCGACCTCATGGCAAAAGGCGCGACCCTCGCAAACACGAGCGTCCCGCAGCTCGGCGACGCGTTGTCCGGTGCCGCGGCTGTCGCGTCGTCTTATGGACAGAGCGCGGACAGCGTGACGATCTCCCTGTTAAGATTGGCAGAACAGGGCGTCGTCGGGTCGGCAGCATCGACGGAACTTGCCGCGGCGATGAAAAACCTATACGCGCCGACGCAACAGGCCGCCGACGCGCTGAAAGAGGTCGGCGTTTCTGCGTTCGACGAAAACGGCAATTTCCGCGATTTTAACACGGTCGTCAACGAATTGTACAGCAGTTTGAACGCGCTCGGAGAC